GTTAGCGGTGTCAGCGGCTGCATGAAGTGCAGATTGGGTGTAGCCTGACAAGTAGCCAAGAACGTCTTGGTCAAACTGGTCAGCGAGGCGGTAAGCAGCACGGTCACTTGCCAGAGACTGGAAGTTAACGTGGCTGTGTGCCTCTTCAATGTCGTCAACCTTGAATGCAAAGTAGTTAGCTTTGTCAATCGTCAGGCTGAAGTCTTCATCGTCTAGGTCTTGTGCAGTGATTTGAGTACCACGTGCATAAGCCGAAACTGAAATTTCGGGTTCTTTGATAATCTTAACAGAATCACCCATGTTAGCAATCTCACCGAAGTAATCGGAGTTGGTGATTGCTTCAGCAACAGCGGACTTGCGGAAAGCAAGTTGCACCTGTTTGCTGTAAATTACAGGTGAAAAATTACCGTTAGGAAGATTACCATACCCGGCTGCAGTAGTAAAAGCCATGATATTTCTCCATTATGTTAGGCATTTTCAACAGATGCAAACTCACAAGACTAATCAGAGGCTGATTCACTATGGGTGCGTGTCCTATCTAGTTGGCCTACCAGATAATTAACGGGCCATGCTCTTCAGGTAATCCGTAAGACATTGTTGTTTGCTGAAATGGTGTAAGCGGGTAGCGAACCTACTTACACCTTGATTGACTATAGTTATACTTACAATTAACTAGTTGTCAACACTTTTTTTATTATCTGGCAGAACCAGACACATCATAGATAAACTTTCCAGTACGGATAGATTCCATGATTTCGTCAGATTTCGCTTCATATTCTTGAGGCGACATCTTTTGAACTTGAGATTCACGTAAGTATGTAGATGCCTCATCTTCTTGTGGCTTGCTACGCGAGTTACGTGTGTCAACTGATTTCGCTGCATCTTTACCGTTAGAGGCTTTTGTCTTTGTAATTCCTCTGTCGGCTTTATACAGGTCAATTGCTCGTGCAGCAGAACGTGCGTCATTGTCGTTTTCATACAATGCATCCTGTACCCATTTAGGCTGGTCTTCAGCCCACTCGTGAAAGTCATCACTGTCACGAATTTCATCAAAGTCAGGATGTAAACGCATAAGTTCTACTTCTGCTTTTTCTTTCTTTGCGCTGCTTTGCATTTCATCAATTGCTTTCATCCGTTCTTCAAGAGAAGCGGATTGCTCTCTGGCTTTTTTAATTGCAATTGTTTCTACGATTGCAGCAACATCTGGATATTCAGTTGCCCATTCTTCTAAGTCTTCATCTGATTTAGGCAACTTAATTTCTTTACGTGATGCTGCGTCAAGTTGTTTTCTTAACTCATCAATTTGAGTTTGCAACTCTTTTTCTTTTTCTTGAGAGTGGCGGCGCAAATCACCATAACGCTTTTTAAATGTTTTTTCTTCTGCGTTAGTAGGTTCAGCTTCTTGTGGCTCTGTTTCTTCTTCTTGCTCTACTTCACCACGCTGTGCTTTAATCAGTTGTTCAAGTTCTTCTTCTTCCATTTTGCGTTTTTCTTCGTTAGTATATTTACGATTTGCAAACGCAACTTTTTTTGGCGGCTGCATTTCTTCAGCCATAATTGTAGCAGATTCTGCCATTGTTTTCTCCTTGCTGGGGCCACCGTAGCCATGTTGAGGGGGATGGGTAAGCCAGTAAATTAGTCTTATTTTGTTTTAACAGCCAGACCTTTTTGCTGCTTTTTTGGTAATGGCTGTAAAAAACGACCAAGAGCCGAATCAAAGTCAGGACCAAAAACTTTTGCAATAATCCTACGTGCAGGACCATTCATTAATTCTCTAACAATCTCTCGTTCTTCTGGCGTAAGAGATGCATAGTTATCATATGCTTTTTTCAAATCTAATTCTAACATGTTTTCTCACCTTTGTAAAGAACTTTGTAATCTGAATCTTTTACGAACAATCCAATGCTATAGCACATTGCTTCACCAACATTCTTAATTAGTTTACCCATTATACTAGACTTAGGATACTTAGTTGGATTCATAATGTGTGCAATTTCTTCTGCTCGTTTTAAAGTAAAGTATTTCATTACTTTAGTTAAACGAGTACTCTTACGCATTTTCTGTACAGTAGGAATAGCCCAATAATGATAGCCACGAATTACAACAGGCGAAAGATGTTTTGCTGTATATACAACATCCATACGATACAGTTCGGTGTTAAGAATGCCTTGTTTATATAGTTCAGTACAAATTACACGACTGTCTGTAGCATTGTCTGCATTGCGTTGCTCACGCTCACGTGCAATCGCTTCACCTTTTTTAGAAGAAGTAGAAGTTGATTTAACAGAATTACCTTGGCTATCTCGCACCACATTGCCTCTACTATCTGATACTTCACCCGGACCCGCAGGGCGTGAACTAATATTTGGCTTACGCCCTTCTCGTGCCGCTGATTTAATTTCTGCACTCTCGCTTCTTTGAATTTCTGCAACTGCATCTCGCTCAAACTCTGATTGACGTTGAAATGCAGAATCATATCTACCTGCTTTGATGTCTTTAACATACTGCTCACTATATTTTTTATCAGCAGCTTGTTGCCTAATAGTTTCAAGTGCTGTATCTTTTTCTCGCGGTTTAGCAGTTTCAGCTGCGCGAGTAATAGCAGCACGTAAATCAGTTACAGGTTTTTTAGCGGTAACTTCTTCCCTTGCTTTTGGTCGGCTGGCTTCAATAATCATGCGCCGTTCTGAAACAGGCAAATTACCTATAGAACTTACTTCGTTAACAGCCATAGCAGCATTATCTTTTACAGTTTGATTTGCTCCTGTTTGCATTAAGTCTAGCAGTTTACCTGCAGCAGCAGCTTGCTGGCTTCTTGGCAGTGAGGGGTCAATAGCTTGATTGCGTAAATCTGTAATATAAGATTGTCCAGATACTTCTTTTACATCTATTTTAGATTCTGGAATTGGCGCACCTGCAGCTTCTTCAACGGTAGTAGCAGGTGCGGCAGTAACTTGAGCAGTGCCTACCTTTGCTGTTTCTACACCAGTAGACGGCAAGTCAATACCTGTAATACGTTGGTATGCTTCTTTACCAATAACATCTTGAATGCTTTGTTCTCCTGCAATAGTACGCAAACCAGCAATACCCGCAGCATTTAAACCCATTGCCTTTGCTTCTGGTGAAATTTTAGGGGCTGTGCCGCCACCAAACGCTGTAGCCACACCCTCAATAAGATTAGCCAAAATGCCACCTTTTACAGATTTTCGTTCACCTGTAATGGGGTCATATGAATTACCATCTTGGTCTACAATTGTGCCATCTGGTAATACAGAACCAACCTCATATTGGGTAACTAAACTTGCACCGGGAATTATGTTGCTTGCAAGAAATTCTAAAGTACCAACTTCTTTAGTATATCCTAGTTGTTTTGCTGCTTCTTTTCTTGCTTTAATTCGTTCTTGTGTTTCCCTTTGTTTTTGTAAATCTTCTGCAGTCATTCTATCATCAGCACCGCCGCCTGTTTGTTGTGCCTGTTGGGTCATAGTTGTCGTAGGCGTAGTAGGCTGTTCTGGTGCTTGATATGTACTTTTCAAAACAAAACCTTCTGGAATAGGAACAGTAGGTTGGTTATTTACAAAAGTAATTTGGCGTTCTTCACCAGTCTGAGGATTGATATATGTACGAACTTCAGGTGTCATGCCAGCAGGTGCTTGCATAAAAGTACCAAATGCAGGAAGTTGTTGCGGTTGTGTTGCAACAGGAGTAAATTGTTGTTGTGGTGCTTGATACTGGGGCAGCATTTGTGGTTGCGGAACCTGTGGCATTTGGGGTTGATACTGAGGAAACTGAGAAGGTTGATAACCAGCAATGCCAAATGGATTAGGAGTAGCAGGTACAAAACCACCTACCTGCATTTCTAGTTGACCGTCATCTTCTATTTCTAAATCTTCCATATCAAATGGAACACCATCAGGAATAGTGGCTTCTTCTGCATTTCCCATCTGACCCATTTCTTCCATGCGCTGTAAACCCATTTTAGCCTCATCGCGCAATGCCATAATTTTATCCAACCCATGATAACGAACTACATCTGCGGGAAGAACAAACTCACCTTCACTAAGTTGTGCAGGAATATCGTCTCTAACTTCTTCTTGCAAAGAACCTGTGGGAACTTCGTTACCAGATACAGGGTCTACTGTACCACCCTCATCCAGCATCCCGCCTTCTTGGAATAAGTCCATTTGTTTCTCAAGAGCCATTGATTTCATCCCTTAAATACTTAAGTTTACGTAATGCAGAGACAGCACCCTGTGCGCGATACATTGCTACTGTATTATCTGCTTGTTCTAGTGTCTTGTACTGATGCTCAATCGTTGCGTCAATATAATCACTGAACGCTTGCCATTGGCGGTTGTTGCTGACCATTGGCTTCAACTTGCTGAGTATTTCCTTGTCCATTTGCACTAAATCCTTGTTCGCCCGGTTGTGGAACTTGTCCAGTTCCTACTGTAGCACCGCCAGCACCTGTTGGGTCCATTGCATCTGCACCTGCTGGTGCGCCTTGTTGCTCTTGTTGAGCAGCTTGCATACCCTTCATAATCTCTGCTTGAATAGCGGCATCATTCATATTGTTGGTTACTTTGTCGGGGTCAAGGTCCATTGACTTTGCAATCTCACGAATAATGTAAGGAAACTTAGCAAATGGAGCAAGTGCTGGGTTGCTTGCAATTTGAATAAACTGCATAAGTCTTTGGCTGCGCACTTCATTAGCCATCAGACTTTCTGTTCCACGTGCTTTAACTTCCAAGTCTCCTTTGATTTCAGGGTCAAAGTCAAACTGCATGTTAAAGCGAAACAGTCCTTCGCCAAGTGGACGAAGAAGATAGTCATCTACATTTTTAATAACATTTTTAATAGAACCTTGTGCAGCACCCATCAGCATTGAGATACCGCTGGCTGTGCGACCTACGCCACTAACGCCTGTCTGTCCATGCGCAAATGATGGAAAGCCTGTGCTTTCATCTGCAAGCACACGAGCCTTGTCAAACATCATCATGTTTTCGCTGGACACGTTAGGATACTTTGTACCAAAGATAGCCTGACCCGGTGCGCCACCTTGTCTGCGGAACACCTTGCCCGGATACACAGACAAGTCTTGTCCCGGCACTAGGTTAGTTTCATCAACTTCAATAAGCAAGTTACCTGACAGAACTGCGTTGTCAACAGCCATACGCATAAAGCCGTTCATCAACGTCTGTGTATCATCCATGTTTTCAGCAATTCCAATACCAAAGAATGAGTATGGATTCAGTTCATATGGAGCAGCATGATATGGAATACGTGCTGGCTTAAACGGATTAAGAACCATACGAATTAATTTGTTATTACAAATCCAAATGTTTGCTTGAAGTTCATCAAAGTCATCAAAGTCGCTTGGAATTTCTACGCCTTGTTCTTTGAGCATTTCAGTATCAACCATACCCCAATACTCAAGTACCTCAAAGCGGTCAATGCCATGCTCTGGTGCGTAGTCTTCTAAATCATCTTCCCAATACTTCTTATCGTAGTTTTCGCCCATCTGAATTGCTTCATCAATGACTTGACTACGGAAGTAAGGACGTTTCTTTAATGCACGAAGTTGTGTGCGAGACATTTTATGTCGCTCAATCACAAACTGTGCTTCATCCATATTATTGGCATCTGGGTCTGGATAAAAGTTCCAAACAGAAACATGTGACACCTGTGGCACAGTTTTCATTGTTGGGTCATACTCGCCATCTTCGTTCCAGTTAGGATACTCTTTGTCTACAGCAAATGGACCTTTCATTACACCAGTGCCAAACAGTGCCATTTCAAAAGCAGTGCTGCGCAGATATTTATTTGCACTAGACTCCTGCAGTTGGTCTTGGATTTTCTTTTCCATTTTCTTTGCAGAAATTTCAGCAGGACTAAACGTAACTGCTGTGGGTGTAGTACCCGGACCTTTTTGCAATTTATCTTGAACAGGCTGAAGTTTTTCTTTTAATGCACCAAGTCTATCCATCAAAGTTCTGGCAGTAGCACCGGGAGGCAAATCTTGACCATCACCTTTGTAACCGTATGGACTTTCTAATTGTTGTCGTACTTCAGGAGTTAACTGAGGGTCAAAACTTACATCCGCCTCAACGCCTTCTGGCAATTCAGTTGGGTCAATAGTGATTGGAAATTTATTGCCAGCAAACAGTACATCTACAATCTGACCATAAGCAGCAAGTGTTTTAGTCTTTGTAACTTTAATAAACACACGAGACTTTTCTGCTTCAGTAAACTGAACGTCAGGTCCATACAAACCACGATAATTACGATATGCTTTTAACCAACGCTCTTCATCTTGATAGCGATAGTCTTCTGCGCGAGTATATTTTTCAAGAATAAAGGGGACAATACCCGATACATCAGCATCGTCAATAACAGAATCTTCTGTATCTTCCAGAGCGATAGCATCGTCTTCCATCATAATTTCATCGTCTGCCATTTATTTTTCCTCAATATCCAAAGGTGCTGTCTGCAACTCGCATACCACCACCGGGTCTACCCATAGGGTCGTAATCAAATATACTGAACCTTGGTCTTGACATTATACCATATCTTAGCGCATCATACAAGTGGTCTTCAGACGTTGTATCAATGTCTTCAGGGTTTTTCTTGTCGATGGGTAACGCCGGGAGTTGTGAAATAAGATTGGTGCAATTGCTAAAGATAACAAGTCTTGGTTCCTCTGTATATTCGTCTACCTGTAGTCTACGGTGTATTTCGTTTTTACCTGCTACGCGACTGCCTCTACTTCTGTCTGATGGTCGCCAGCGGCATCCTTTCTGTATCATTTGTTCAGCCAAGCTAGGACCAGTATCGCCGCGCTTATGCCAAAGAGAACTATCAAGAACACCATACTTAATATTGCCATCGCCTGATTCGAGTTCCAAAATTTGGTCTGCCAAATCCGTTGCCAACACTTTTGACACATAGTGTTCACGATAGACAATAAGCTGTTCAGCAGGACTAATAGCAAACCACAAAACGCCAGAGTAGCTACCGTAGCCATAATCACAAGCCCTAAACTTAACCCAATTGCTAGGAATGGGGAAAGGCTCAATAACGTGAATATCACGATTAAACTCTGTAAAGGCCGCACCTTCTTTAATATCCCAATCGCCCTCTAACAGCTGCCTTCGTTGCTGTTCAGGGAGTGAAAGAAGCATTGCTTCATAGTCACCTGCAGTTGACAGGTATGGGTTGTCTGATAATCGAGCAGGGATAAATCTCCTTTTGAAGAGAGGCTTACCAGCTTTCTCGTGTCCTGCTGGATAGCGTAAGACTTCTCCAGTTTCTACATCAGTCGCATCAAATGCTTTATTGTAAGGTGCTGGGTCAATGAACATCTTCTTAACCCAATGATGCCCTCTGCCACCGGGGTTGGTGGTTGCCCTCATAAAGATAGGCAAATCAGGGGCAGTGGACCGTAGACGACTTCGCATGTAGTTCCATGCATATGGTGTGGCCCATTGTGTCAGTTCGTCAAAGCCTATCCAACTAAATGCCAGACCCTGATAACGCAAGACATCATCATCTCTGTCGAGATATGACATCCACAACCTTGCGCCAGATGGCGCGGTCCACTGCATCTTTCTTTCTGACCACTTTATTCCGGGCCAGATTTTGGGATACAATTCCTGCGATTTAAATATCAGTTCCCGCAACTCTTCCGTTGTGTGTCGGAGTAGCAGTCCACTGAAAGCAGGATGCCCCATGTATCGTAGAGGGTCTGCAAGCATGGCATAAGACTTACCACCACCTGCTGAACCACCATACAGTACCTCACGTTCACTCGCAGCCAAGAAGTCGGTCTGTGGACCGGGGTTAGGCTTAAACAGTACGTTGGCGTGTTCCTCTACTGATTCTGTTTCGTATTCAACCTCTGCAATCTCAACCTTGGGCTTTTGCACCTGTTCTTTGGTTTTGGATTTCTTCCGCTTTGGCAATTGCCGTTTGCGCATATTCTGCCCACTTGCGGAGGCTTGCAGCTTGGTTCTTACGCTGTCGCTCATTCTGTAACCGTTTCCTTAATCCCACATGAGATATGTATCTGCCAGTTTGTGTACTCAACCAGTTCGCTACTTCACGATACGAGTATTGATTAACATGCTGTCTGGCTTTCTCCAATAAATCTAGTTCAGTTAATATGGGGTCAAGTATGTCGGGGTCATCTTCATTTTGCTTATAGCCAAATGGCACAGTCCTTGCAATGCGAGGTATCTGTACCCATTCGTCTTGTTCTTTAATATCTGTCGGCTGTGGTAACTTCCACTTACCTACGCTGCGTGTCATTTTTTTCTTACCATGCCGCCTTTGTTAAATTGTTTATTTCGGATGGTTTCATTTTGTTGCTGAAGTTGTTTAAGTTTTTTAACTGATGCTTTATTAGGAAACTTTTCTTTGTATGCATTTACACGCATACCTGCTGCCTTTGCTTCATTTCTAATAACTTCTTGCTGCCGTGTTAATGCTTTTACAGATGCAGCATGATGATGCCGTGCTTTTTCAGCGGACTCTTTAATAGTTGATGGATTTTTTGGTAATGGTTTTTTTCTTACTCGTGGTTTTGCTTTACCCATTACTTTACTTACTATTTTACTTGCGGCTCCCATTACTCATCCTCCTCTACAGCGGCTTTAGGTGGCATAAGCATAACACCGCCTGTCGCTTCTACTTGCACTTTCTCTGTCTTAATCAAACCTGTGCGGTCAAGCAGTTCTTTAGCAGCAGACATCTTATCACGAATACCAAGTTCAGTCGGGTCATACAGTGCGCCAGTCATAGCCATAGCAGCCTTTGGTGCATTACGTGCCATATACATTTGCGTGGCTTCAAGAATCTCTTCTTTCAGACCACGAACAATTTCAGTTGTTGACGTTGATTCTGCATAGCCAGCCAGTTTCTTCGCGGCAACCACATCGCCACCCGCCTCTTCAAAGAGTACGTTCAGAAACTTTTGCTGGCGTTCATTTAACTGTCTAGCCATTTTCTCTCTTCTTCTGTGTAAGGAAACATTTTACTTGCCTTTGTTTTGGCAACCGCCGACTGCTTTACAGTTAGCAGGAGTAGGACAACCCTTACATGGTTTAAACTTCTTATCCATTACATCTCTCCAGTGTGCATAGCATGTGCTAATTTTGTACTACGTGATTTTACCTGATTTGCCCACCTGCTGTCAAGCATTTCTTTTGCTGCAGTAGGAAAATCATTTTCGTGAACCGCTGCCCACATTTTTTTAAACTTGCAAAGCCGTGGCACACCCATGTTAAATGCCATGTCTATCAATACAAGTTGACGTACAGCGTCTAACCTGTCAACGCAAGGGTGCGCACGTAACAGTTCATCCTCGACAATTTGCACGTCATTCTCTGCTAGATAGACCGCATCAACTTCATTAATTCCATACTCATAGATATGTCCCATAGTAGGGATGTCCATCGCATCAAGTTCTTCTTTGCTGATACCACGGTCTTCTAGGTTTCGTCCGATACCAATTGTATCAATACCTAAACTATCTTTATACACTTGAAGAACCATGCCTTCGTGTTCGATAAGTTTCTTAACCAGTTTAGTTTTATCGTACTTCATTGTAAATTTAACTTT